TTACAGGTTCAAAACACCTTTTATGAATCCCTCCATGCGTTGGGCGCTGTCCTTCTTCATCTGTTCCGTGACATGGCCGTATACATCCAGGGTAAATGCCGCCGTGTGGTGCCCCAGGTTGCCCTGGACAGTCTTAATATCGTCCCCCGCTCGAAGGGAGGCCACGGCAAAGGTGTGGCGCAGATCGTGAAACCGGGTGGATGGGGTGCCCATCTGGGCCACGATGCGCTTGAAACAGTCATACACGGTTCTGTAAGAGAGATACCCGCCTGTCTCATTGGTGAACACCATCCCGGAGTCCTCCCACAGAGGGCCCATTTTAAGCTGCTGCTCCGCCTGTCTGGCCTTTTGAGTCCGGAGCAGCTTCATCACCCAGGGGGCGGGGGTTATGGTGCGGGGCTTGCCGTTCTTTGGTGTGGTGATATAGTAGGCCCCGCCCTTTTTCTGTTCCCGGCGGAGCTGGCGCTTGATGGTAATGGTGCCCTTCTCAAAGTCCACACAATCCCACATGAGCCCCAGCACCTCCCCCTCCCTCATGCCGGTAAACAGGGCTACCTTATAAAGGAGTTCGTGCCGGTGCCCTTCTATGGCTTTTAGGAAATCTGCTATCTGTTCTTCATCCAGCGGGCTTATCTCCTTTTTCTCCGCCCTGGGGAGGGTGCAAGCGTCCGCCGGATTGAAGCGGATATATCCCACCGCAACGGCCTGCTGGAGCGCCTTGTGGAGGATGCCGTGGATGTTCTTTACCGACTTGGGGGACAGTGCCTTGCCCCCTTCCCGCTCGATGCTCAGGCCATTGTAAAAGCCCTGAATAGTGTGGGTGTTCAGGGCCTCCAGCTTTACCGCACCCAGGGCGGGCTTGATGTATAGCCGTATCTGTTCCCCATAGAGAAAAGCGGTGGAGGGCTTCACACCGCCCAGATAGTCCGCCGTCCAAATGTCTAGCCATTGGGCCACAGTCATTTTACAGGGCTCCTTGTATGTACCGACATCCAGCGCAGCGGTGAGTTGGGCCAGCTTCTTCCGCACCTCCTGCTGTGTGGCTCCGTAGACCGACCGTTGCACCTGCTTCCCGGTGCCCGGATCACGGCCTACAGTATATCGGGCTTCCCAGCGCCCATCCTTCCGCTGGCGGATTGTCCCGGCCCCCTGGGCCGCTCTGGTGTTGCTCCTTCTTGCCATTGAAATTCCTCCTTTGCATGTGATAGAATGGAGGAGCAGTAGGCCCACAAGTTTACTGCCCCTCATAGCCCGTCCCTGGTGTTGGTCGCACCGGGGGCGGTTTTTTTCAATATTACGGCTCTAGTCGTATTCCCTGCTCTAAAGATAACAGTTGCTTTAAGGTTTCATTTTTGTCAAAAATGACCTTATTAACGATCTCTGAAAAGGCACTTTGCAAATAGTATTCTTTCATTTTAAGATAGTCTGTTTCATCTATTACTTTATACAAGCCGCCACCTTGATTTAGTAAATTCTCCGCCTTGCTTTTGATCATTTCTGCTTGCTTCGATTCATTTGTAAAAGGCGCGGGGATTTTTTTCTTAAGGTTATCTTCGATTGCTTTTTTCAAATGTGATATATCGACTAAAAGCGAATAAAATTTATCCATAGAGAGAAGAGAATTAAGCGATTCAATAGAGCTACTATGATTATTCATTTCTTTTATTTTGGTAAGAGCAAATATAGCTTTTTCGGATAAACCTAATTCCGCAGCCGTCATTCTCTCAAATTGTTTATATTTATAATCTGAGATCCCTAGCAACCAATCTGCCGAAACATTGCACGTTTCTGTAATTTTTTTCAAGCCAAGTGCATCCGGTATCCTTTGCCCAGCCGCATAGAATCCCACAGTAGCGCGAGACATACCGAGCTTTTTTGCAAACTGCTCCAGCGTCATGTCCCCCATCAATTCAAGAAAAGCTTCCCGAAACTCCGGAAAACGCGGCGGAGCATCCTTTTTCGCTCTATTCATAACCAATTCCCTCCAACAAATTCTCTAATAATATACAATAGAAGAATGTTAATCTGCGGATATTGACTTTTCTCTTATCATTTGTCATACTTGTATCATAAGCATATCACTAGAGATGCAAAATTGTCAAGAGAAAGGAGAACGAAAACATGGGTGAAAAGCAGTTGGAGGAGAAGGCGTTGGAATTGCGCCGAGCCTATCAGCGAGAATGGCGACGGAAAAACAAGGATAAGGTTAGGGCCAATAATCTTCGGTACTGGGAGCGAAAGGCCCAGAAGGCCGTTCAGAATGAGGAGGCACAATAATGGACAAGCTGGAACCCCTGGCCGTCTCTGCTCCAGAGGCAGCGAGGCTACTGGGAGTATCAAAGCCCACGATTTACCAGTACATACATCAAGACGGATTCCCCGCCTTCAAGTTGGGTAATCGAACTCTGGTCAGTGTGGACGGGCTTCGGGAGTGGGTAAAGAAGCAGACGGAGGTGAGCACAGTATGAACAGGGAAAATAAAACCCGCCCCAGTGTTGGCGCACTAGGACGGGCAGTGGAAACGGGGTCGGCTATGCAGGCGGACACCACTTCCAAACCTCAGTTTACCCCTAACGGCCCCGGTGGTCAACGGAAAGTTGCGGATCTTCTCAGCCACGGGCGCGAGAACGCGATACCCCGCCGGGAGCTGGAGAAGTTGACGGGCCTGGACGGGCGCACGGTGCGCCTGATGATCGAGCGGGAGCGGCGTGAAGGGAGGCCCATTCTGGCGGATAACGCCACGGGGTACTATCTACCCGCCACCGAGCACGAACGGGCCGCCTGCGTGCGCTCCATGCGCCACAGGGCTGGGGAGATTATGAAGTCAGCCCAGGCCATTGAACAGGCAGAGAGGTGATACCATTGGGTGATCCCCTCAACTATTTACTTGAGCTCGGCTTCACGCTGGACGAGGTGGAAACGCTGAAAAGCCGAAACGACTTCACCTGTCAGGAGATGGCGGACGCTGCAAAGGCCATTGTTGACAGAGGCGGCAATCCTTTGGAGGCTTTTGGCCCGCGTGCCACAGGTTGGGAGAAGCCGATCCCCTTTGACGAAATTCAGACCCCGGATTTTCCGGTGGAAGCACTTCCCGGCCCGCTGGGGGCCTTTGTGGAGTGTCTGGCCGAGAGCACACAGACCCCGGAGGAAATGGGCGGCACGTTATCGCTCGGCGTGCTGGCAACGGCATTTCAGAGAAGATATGAGGTTGAGGTTACCCGAGACTGGCGGGAACCGCTTTGCCTCTATTCCTCCGCAGTTGCGCCCCCTGGTGAGCGAAAAAGCGCCGTAATCTCCGCGCTGAATAAACCAATCTATGAGTATGAGGCCGAGGTCAGAGCGGCGGAGGCCGCCGAGATTGCACAAAACCAGACCGAGCGGGCCTTGCTGGAAAAGGCCCTGGAGGCGGCCAAGAACAGCGCCGCCAAAGGTAAAGCGAACTTCGAGGAAATGCGGGCGGAGGCTTTGGAGCTGTCCGCGCGGCTTGCGGAGTTTAAGGACAAGCACCCCCTTCGCCTCCTGGCGGATGATACCACGCCGGAAAAGCTGGTGGACATCATGGACGCGCAAGGCGGCTGCATCACCGTGTCCTCCGCCGAGGGCGGAGTATTTGACAGCATGGCGGGGCGCTACGAAAAGGGAGCCAATTTTGATATTTACCTAAAGGGCCATTCTGGTGATCCGATTACCGTTGACCGGATCGGACGGAAAGCAAACCACATAAAGGCCCCGCGCCTGACTATGATGCTTACCATTCAGCCGGACGTTCTGAATGGGGTAATGAATAACTCCACCTTCCGGGGGCGGGGATTGTGCGGAAGATTCCTATATGCCGTCTGCAAATCAAAAGTTGGACACCGGGCAATCTCCCCGCCGCCTGTCCCCGACCGTGTGCGTGATGAATACCGGGCGTTTGTGCGCCGGATTCTGAGTGACCAGGGGAGCGGTATCATCAGGCTTTCCCCGGAGGCCGACGAGGTACGCAAGAGCTACCAAGCGTACATAGAAAAGAAGCTGGGCAACGAGTGGGAGTTCATGCGGGACTGGGGCGGCAAATTGACCGGGGCCGTTGTCCGTATCGCGGCGCTGATGCACGCAGCGGAGTGCCTGGGGCCGCCCACAGACTCCCCCATAAGCGCGGAAACTATGGCCTCAGCTACAAGTCTCGGGGAGTTCTTTTCCGGCCACGCAGAGGCCGCCTATCAGCTCATGGGGGCAAACGAAAGCCAAGCGGATGCAAAGTATATTCTAAAGCGTCTGTCTGCTGTCCGGCTGAACAGGGTGACCCGCTCAGAACTAACCAGGCTATGCCGAGGAAAATTTGGCAAAGCGGAGGACATGACAGCAGCCTTGAATATCCTGGTAGAGCGCAGATACCTCCAGGAAGTTGAAACCGATGTGGGGTATAACAATCGGACTCAGATAGCATATTTTATTAACCCGGCTATGGCTGGAAATGATGGAAACAATGGAAATGATGTGGCATAAATTCCATCATTTCCATGATTTCCACAAGATGCGCAGAATAAAAAGTAAGGGAGACAGCGAAACAATGAATGATGCTACATACAACGTATTAGTGAAGATTGCGCAGGCTTTGGAGGAAATTGCGGAGCACCTGGAGGTGATCAGCAACGAGCTGAATGGAGATTCCAATGGGTAGGGCAAGCCAGCGCAAAGGCCGTGCGGGTGAGCTGGAGCTTGCCCGCATACTCCAGGGATACGGCTACGACGTGCAGCCGGGCCGGGTGCAGAGCTATGGGGAAGTGCCGGACTTGTCCGGCCTCCCCAGCGTACATATCGAGTGCAAGCGCAACGAGCGGCTGAATGTGCCGGAGGCTATGGCCCAGGCCGTCCGGGACGCGGAGCGGTTTCAGGATGGAGCGCCCACCGTGTTCCATAGGCGCAACCGCTCCGGCTGGCTGGTGACGCAGCGCCTTGAGGACTGGATGGAAATGTACCGAAATCTCCCAAAATCTCACACATAAAAAAGGAGAACTGAACCATGAACGAAAAGACTATTCAGATCATCCCCGCCCCCTCTAACCTCATGTATGCCTATGACGGAGGGACAGCACAGCCCGTCGCCTGCCTTGCTCTGGTGGAGCTGGCCGACGGCGACCGCGAGATCAGAGCGATGGGCCTGACGAACGGCGAGATTTTCGAGGAGCAGCCCGGAGCAATCCTTTTCTTTGATTGAGGGGGGAATCGCCCTCAGCATGTGCCGCATTTCACGACGGTAGGTCTGGAAAGGATGGAGGCCCGCAGGGGGGTGCAAATCTGCACCTCCTTGCTATGGGGCAGGGGGTGGGCCACGAGGTAACGATTCGTTACTTCGTGCTTTTGAACCTATTGAACCTTTTGCAATTAGGGGTGAGAATCCAAAAATGGATTTTCGCCCGCTCGGGTGGCAGCGCAAAATTGCGCTGTCAAAAATAGGAGAGCCCAAAGTTGGGCTCTCCTCCTGGTGGCCCCCAAGTGGTACGGTTCATACTGCGCCCAATTATGGGCCCAGTGGTCAATAGCTCGAACGAATTTCGTACGCGCCCCCAGCACGAGGTCAATGGTATTGACTTTGCAAGTTACTGATTGTTACTTGCAAAAAAAAAGAACCGCCCTCAGCAGTTGAGAGCGGCATGGTAGTATGTGAGCTTGTCACCCACATTCTACCACGAAAGGGGCAGCGAGGCAATGAGTAATGAAGAACTGGCGGCGGCGATCCGAGCGGGAGAGCAGGGCAAAATCACGGAGCTGTGGGCCCAGGTGCGGCGCTTTGCCCTCTGGCGGGCCCGGAGGTGGGCAAGGGTGGGCCGGGGTGTCACGGTGGACGACCTGGAGCAAGAGGCGTTTATAGCCCTCCTGGACGCGCTGGAGCGGTGGAGAGAGGCGGACGGGCCCCTGCTCTCCGTGTACGCCCTACGGCTCAAAGCGGCGTTTACAGCGGCCACAGGGCGGCGTACACAGCGCGACCGCCTCGACCCGCTCGACCGGGCCCTCAGTCTGGACGCTCCACTGAGCGACGACCCGGACGCGGACACCCTGGAGGCCGTGGTGGAAGATCCGGCGGGGGCCGCCGCTATCGAGGAGGCAGAGGCGCACAGTGACCACCAGCAGCTCCACGGCATCCTCGGCCACGCCCTGGGCGCACTCCCGGCGGAGCAACGGGAGGTGGTGCGGCGGCGCTACTACCGGGGCCAGACCGTGGCGGAGATAGCCACAGCCACCGGCACACCGGAGAAGGAGGTGCGCAAGCTGGAGGCGGCAGCCATGCGGGTGCTGCGGCATCCCAGGGTATCCCAAGTGCTGCGGGCGTACCGGTAAAGCCGTGAGGAAGCCGGGAAGAGCCGCAGATTTCGCAGGCCCTAAAAGGGAAACGAACAACGAGCGAACAGAGAGAAAAGCCCCGAACGAAGCCTGAGTGAACCCTGAGTATCCGGAGATTTCGGAGGCCCTAAAAAGGCCCCCTTCCTCCGGAGTGGGGAACATGACCGGAGGGAAACGGCGTGGGTAGCCTTTTCCGCCCGATAAAACAAAAAGCGCCGCATGTATGGCCCTGTATGCGGTGCCCCCCCCTGTGGGAATTTCAGGTTTATTCAGGTTTTCACGGTCAGAGGAGAGCCCGGCAGCACTCAGCCGCTGGGCCTCCAATGCTCACACCCACGCCAAACCGGATTACGTGTGAGGCTCTTTTTTGTCTCCGGGTCGGTACAATGCCCACACCCCACCACAGCAAACCAGGGGTAGGCCCCGGTATATCGGTAGTGCTGCACGAACCACCCGCAAGTCCCGCACCTCCGGTCAGGGCCGTAGTTCTCCACCAGCACAGGCAATTTCCGAAGGGCCAAGCACTCCCGCGCTGTAGCCTGTGCCCAGGCCCAGCCGTTGACGAACCCCTCCTGTTTCGCCGTGTAGGTGTGGGCGTTGACCAGCTCCTCCAGCTCCGGGTTATCCCCCATGATGGAGAGCACCGCGGCGGCGGCCTCCTGTTCGCTGTCCAGGCGCATATAAGCGGGGCTGTCGGTGCAAGCCTCAAACATGACCAGCAGGCTATCCACAGCAGCACACCCCCATACACAACCCCAGGGCCAGCCGGAAGCCGTTTACGAAGCCCTGGCACTCCATAGCTACCCCGTAGCTGTCCACGTCCACCTCGTCGCCCACAGTGTCCACAAGGGCGCGGCGGGTGTGTTCTGTCTCATCCCTGCGCCGGTAGTAGTCGCACAGGCTCGGGCCATCCATCGTGTCCGGCTCCTCGCTGCTGGCGGCGTGGTACAGCGCGGTTATAATGTCAATCATTTTGAAGTGCTCCTTTCTGCTCCCTGTTCCCAAGCTTCAATCATCCAGGCCCGGCATGCCTCGGCAAATTTATGTACTATCGCATCGTCCCCATGACGGGCCATAATTTCATCCAGCTTGTCCAGGTCTTTCTCCAGAATAGCGCGGTCTTGCTTTAATCCGTCCTCATAAGAGAACTTGAAAGCCTCCACCCAGGCGGCTGTAAAGCCCTGTTCCTTCTCTGACAGCTCACGGCCCACAAGCTGCTCCTGATAGGCAATGAACGCCTCCGGCGTGGTGGGGAAGGTAATCGCGGCCGCCCCGGTGTGTATTGTCTCCATTGGTATCTCCTCCATCTTGACTTCGCGCGTCGTAGCAGATCGGACATTTTGTCCAGTCTGCTCTTTCTCACGCTCTATCATGGCCTACACATCCCCTGGAAAGCTCCACTTCAATCCGCCCTTTCTCGGCCTTGCCGATGTCCAGTACCCGGAATCCGTGGCGGTTGTAGTGATCTAAGATAAGCTCCTTAGAGCTCAGACCCACAAGCTGGGCCGCCTGAATCTGGGCCTTGTCCAGGGTGATATAGTCCTGCATTTCGGCCCCGGTGCGCTCGTCCCGGATTGTGACCGGAAAGCGCCGGGTGTATATGGTTGCTGTGGTTCTCATGCTGTTTCCTCCTTGATTTTCACCCGGAGGACAGCTATAATAGATTTAGCCAGCCTCCAGAGGGTAGAAAAGCCCCTGGGTGTTTGGTGAGTAGGGCAACCGTCAGCTCTCGGTCGGGAGGGCGGTTGTCCTCATTTCTTTATTTCGGCAAATTGCTTTTCAATACCCCTTCGGACTACCTCGGAGCGGCTTTCGTGCCTTTCCTCGCATACCGCGTCCAGTTTTTCAAGGGTTTCCTTGTCCATCCTTACGCGGAGCATGTGGTCTTTTGGGGTGTCTGTTAGCTTTGTGCCTTTTTTGATACCCAATATTTCCCCTCCTTTCTCTGTGGGTACAATCTAATTATATTGTAGCTACAAAGAAATGTCAAGAGGATTTCCCCGTCCCCCTTCTTGATTTTGCGGAGGGGACTATGATAAACTGTCACCATAGCCCCTCCGGGGTGGTTATCGGCTCCTATATCCTCTTGCTTTGGTCGGCTGGGATATGGGGGCCTTTCTCATGCTCCCACACAGAAGCGGGTTGTGGTGGTCTGCTTGCTGTACTGGCCGTATAGGTCTGCATGGTCGGCCTTGAACCTCTTGGAATCAAAGCGGCTAGAAACCACGTTCTTCCAGGTAGCTTTCCAGCCGTCGCCCTGGAGGGTCTCTGTCCCTCGCTCCACCATAGCGGCCTTGAGCTTGTCGGTGAGGGCTTCGGCCTCTGCCTCCAGCTCCGCGATCATGGAACGGATACTAAGCAGCTCCTTTGCGGTGGTGTTCAGTTCGTTGGTGCTCATGATATTGACCTCCTGTAGTTATTGGTGGGCCGCTCCGGCGGCGGTGGGCTTTATGTGCACCCTCCCGGGGGTGACTTACCATATCCCGTCCCGCTCTTATGTGGTGTTCTTGGTATCCACCTTCGCCTGTCCCTGGGGTGTTCCCCCTTTCTATGGTCTTATTATACTATATGTTCCCATAGAAATCTATTGACAGAACGCCTAAATATGTTCCCATATATTCGTTGCTTTTTTATATGGACACATATAGACAGATGTGCTATAATATAGACACAATGGAAAGGGCATGCCCCATTTCAGGGCACCCCCAGGAGGTGAGCAATATGTCGGTCAGTGAAGCGCAGAAAAAAGCATCAATCAAATACCTTGAGAAGCTGGATGAAATTAGAATCAGGATGCCTAAAGGTGAGAAGAACAATATAAAGGAAGCGGCCTCCGCCGCTGGCGAAAGTATGAATCAATATATTATAAATGCGGTAGATCAGCGGATGGAGCGGGACAAGAGAGAGTCCGGGGAGTAACCCCAGTTTATTCCGTCTTAGAGGGCAGAAAAACAGCCGGGGGAGTAATCCCTCGGCTATTGTCGTAAAAACGCCCCTGCGTTTCGCTGTCTCCCTTACTTTTTATTCTGCGCATCCTGTGAAAATGATGGAAGTGATGGAATTTATGCCGCATCATTTCCATTGTTTCCATCATTTCCAGCGGGCTCACAGGGACAAAAACAGACGGCACCGAATATCCGGCACCGTCTGGTATGTACTGTTTAGTTGGCTTTTCTCAATGCGGCGATTTCGCGGGAGTGCTTCTTGACCATTGCCTCCAGGGCGGCAAGGCGGGTATTCCACAGTTCCTCGTCCTCCTCGGTAGGCACCCGCCGGAGGATTTCGTCCTGATTCTCCGCCAGGAGGTTGAAGCGCGGTGTAAATTCGGAATCCAGCAGGGTTTTCACATCCTGCATAATTTCTTTCCGTTGCTGCGGGAATCTCTGCTCTATGCTGTCCAATCTGCTGTTGATTTTCTGGAGCTCCTGGAGAATCAATTCCATGCTGTCCATCTTTATCACCCCTTGTCCTGATTATACGGTGTCGGATATTCGGTTGTCAAGGTTCGTGTCTAAGGTGTTGGCCCCCAGATAACACTTGCTCCTTGTTGGAAGCATCCCGGTGTCCTCATGAGTACGCCCTATCCGCTTTCGGCGGCTGTCGACCGCCGGGGCCCTGTCCCTCTTGACATTATGTATTATAATATATTTACGGGAATATGTATATTGACATAGTGCATATATTTACGGGAATATTTTTATTTATATTTACTATTTACGGGAGTAGATTTTTGCGCTATAATAAAGCCATAATGGAGGAGGTGTCGGCATTTGCCGCGCCCCAGGAAGGAGGGAAACACCGTGGCAGTATCAAAGGCGCAGCAGAAGGCCGTACACAAATATGTAAAGGCAAACTATGACCGAATGGAATTAACGGTTCCCAAAGGCCAGAAGGAGGCCATAAAAGCCCACGCAGAAGCCCGTGGGGAGAGCGTGAACGGTTTTGTGAACAGGGCTATATCTGAGGCTATGGAGCGGGACAATGGCGCTCCTGCGGCCTCTGAGGGGCTAGAAAAAGAAAAGCCCCAGGCATAG